AATTAATATTTCTCCTTTTTGTAGAGAACCTGTAATTGTGGATAACCTTTCTAACCTACCTCTTTTGTGTTGTATTAATTGAGCCATCTATATATTCGTAATATTGTTTATAAATATGAGTTTTTATTATTAAAACTCTCCCTGGTCAATAATAGCAGATGCCGTTTGATAAACCTCCAAGTCTGTTGCGAATGTATTTCCCAAAGATGCAGTGTATGCATGAAATGATGAAGTTGTTACAAGTCCCACACCAGTTGCTACTATACCAATACTTGCAGCAATTGATGCACTTATTGCTGCAACTTCTACATCGGTTGCAATTATAGCTAAAGCTCCACTTAATGATGAACTAACAATACCAATAACTGAACCACTTATATCTGTTCCAATATTTGCTGCACTTGTTAATGCAGAACCACTCTCTATTTGTTTTAATCTTATTAAGTTTGCCATATCCTATAAATATCGTTAAGATAGTTTTATATATCCGTAATTAATTGTTTGAGTTGTTCCACTATTATTTGTTATACCAAACTTAAATACATTTGAAGTATTTGGTGCGTATGATGCTGGGGAAGATATGAGAGTATTAGTTGTACCTATAATTTGGTCAGGCATTGCAGTTAAAACTAATGCATTACCTGCTGTGTAATACCAACCATATTGAGAACCAACTACCGGAACATTGGTATTTGATGTTGTTACAGTTGCGTTCCAAGTTATAATACCATTTGGAATATTACCATTTACCCACATTGTATATGAAGCACCTTGTTCAACTGTAAAACTTTGTGTAGATGCTCCTGCTGGTACCGACCAATCTCCCGTTGTTTTTGATGGGAATGCCGTTGTTAATTGAGTTGAACCACTTATTAAACCCGATGGTAATTGTGCAGAACCACTTATTACACCATCTCCACCCGTATTCAAATATCTTGTATCTAATGAAGATGTTAATTGAGATGAACCACTAATTAAAGTTGGTTTATTTATTATTTGTGTAAAATCCGTTGAACCTGTTATACCTTCTACAATTCCCAATGCTATTTCTTCTATAAAAAAGAAAGTTGAATTTTTTATTATATATGGATGTGAATTTTCTGTATTTGCCAAAGAACTTAATCCAACTAAAATATTTGTATTTGGTGTTATTATTGCATATGCTTCATTTGGAACATTTAGTCTAAATTTACTTTGTATTCCAATATAAACATCGTTAGTAGTATCTTTCCATTGTAAATTCCAAAGAGGTTCAAATCCACTATTACTTCCACCACTCATATTTACAACCGCTCTTAATTTATAAGTTTTTCCTGCTAGTAGAGTAAAGTATCCCGTTGATTGATTATATGATATACTACCAGATATATTTCCATCTGGTTTTAAAAATCTATTTACATCATCGTTTGGAACTTCAGGTTCAGTTATATATGTTATATATGCATAACTAACACTTGAACTTATTTCATTTTCCAAAATATCTAATCTACTATCCACACTTTGACTGAAAGATGACAATATACTACCACTTAATGTATATCTTGTATCGTATGAAGATGTTAATTGTGATGAAGAACTTATTGCTCCACTTAATGATGTCAAAAATGAACCCGTTTCACTTTCAGTAATCCAACTTGCACTTACACTTTCAATTGTGTTTAATCTATCCACTAATGATGATGTAGACTGTGATGCCGTATATGAATTGAAAGATGATGTAGTTATAAAGTGGTCATCTCCAAATTCTTTTAGATTTAGAGAATGTATCAATGTTCCAAAAACATATGAGTTATGACTTCCTGTAAAAGATACAGTCAATCTATTATTATCAGCCGATTTCCACAATCTTGCCATCTCATTTCCATTTCCATCTTGCCATATTATATCTCCTGAACCACTAAACCCATCATCATCAGGACCTCTTAATATTAAATTAGAACCGGATATCATTGTAATATTTCCGGTGAATATATTTGAACCGGTGGTTGCGAATGAACCCGTTGGTATATTTGGAATACTGCCACTTAAGGTATATCTTGTATCAAATGAACTTGTCAATTGTGAAGAACCACTTATAGTTCCACTTGCAACCGATGCTGTAAATGATTGAGTATAAGAATTGAAAGATGATGTAGATAATTTACTATTTAATGAACTACTTAATGCATTAGTTACTAAGTCAGTTGCAAATGTAGTATCTAATGAAGATGTTAAATTGTTTATAGAAATTTTATATGTTGTACTACCTGATATACCAACTACAAAAGTCGTATCTAATGATGCCGGACTTAATGCAGGTAGCTCTGATATTTTTTTAGTTTGTCTTAATGCCATTTTTATAATATTATTTCTTCGTCATTTTCAGTTGATAAAACTATGTCTAATTCTGTTCCTATTGGTATATCTTTTAACTTACCCATAACATAAATATCATCAATAGTTACATTATCATAATCTATATAATATTCATTTAAAGTTATTACTACGTCATTTCCAACCTCTTCAATTTTATAATTTCCTGGAATATGTAAACCATAAACCAAAACTTCAAAATTATTAGGTGATGCTCCTTCGGTTCCGTAATCTAAACTGACATTGTATATTGTTAATGTATTTCTATTGTTGTCAAATGCATCAATCATTCTTTGATTATATCTTGCACTATTTTCTAATATCTCTTGATAAAAATCCGATATTTTTGTTTTGTTATTTACTAATTTAATTGGATTTGGGTTGGAACGAGTTTTGGATTGAAATTTAGTATTGGTTGGAATTTCAATATTTTGTAAACTTCCGGTCAAATCATTGTTAGTAAGATTATTAATATTAACCTTTGGAACAACTCTATTAAGTTTTCTTGTATTTGATGAAAATTGTTTAAGCATAATTTTCTATGTCTCCTTCAATTTGAATATAATCATCATCATCCAAATTAAATTCAAAATTTGTTTTTATAAATTTAATCAATAAACCGGTACCACCATCTTCAACAATATAATCTTTTGCACTTATACTTTGTGTGTTAATATAAATCTTTAATCTATCTTGTGTGGTTCTATATTCAATTTCTCTTAATATATCTACAAATCTCCAACCCGTAGCTTCAAAAATCCAATAAGTAGAATTACTCAAATCTTTTGGAGTTAAATTTGTTTTACCAGGATTTCTACTGATTTTTTGTGTGATATCTAATAAACTTCTTTTCATTATACAATATCAATAAATTTACCTGTAATAGTAATTTCATCGGTACTGGTTACACTAAATCCTAAATTTGCAAATAGGAAAGTAATAACTAACGAATTATTAGAAACTACTACTGTAAAATGTGTTGTTTGATAATACCTAACACCATTTATATACAACTTAATATCATAAGAGTTTCCATCATAAGTTAATCCGGCAGTAACTACTGATGCTAATTGGGCAGGTGCTTGTATTAATTTTATTCCTGTAAAAGTAATAGTATTATTTGAAACTGGATTTTGTACTTTACTATTATTTAAAGATAAGAAATCAATTAAGTCTTTGTTATCATAATATGCCGATGGTGTTGTTAACATTCCCTCCAATCTACCATTTCCAGTTACATCAACTTCGGTTGTAACTACAACTCTCTTTGTTGACATTGATTTTTTAATCACATTTTCTCCGTCAAATTTTTCAGGAAGTAAATACGCTTTAACTGACAAACTAAATTCAATTCTATTTATTCTTTCTGTTCCTTCACCAACTTCGTTTATTATATTAAAATCACTTAAACTAGTTCTAAATTTAAATTTTTCTTTATCACCCCAATATGTTGATGTATATTGTAATTGTTCTATTACTGCATTTAGTTGTTCAGTATAACTTGTCCAAACCATACAATCGTAATTCAATTCCACATATTCTGGCATTTGAATTTTATATATTTCATATTTTGGTTTAATGTTTCCACCTAATGCAGTAAATCTATCGTATCTATTATCTTTTGAATATTTCGTAATACCCTGATATGATACATGTCGATTTAACATTGGCATTGTTTCATCCTTTGTAATAGATGTTCTTCGTATCATCATTATAGGTAATTGTATTTTACCCTTTGAATCTCTAAACACACCCTCTCTACGAGAACCATTCCATCTTTCCGAATTACCATATACCACAGGAATTTTCAATGCCGTTCCGTTATCATCCAAAGTTGGTAATGCGGTATCTTCCAAATATGACATCATAGCATAGTCAATATCAAACAAAGAAATACTTTGTTTTAAATCTCCTTTTGCAGATTTAATTTCGTTTGCTCTATTATTGTTTTGCCTTAGTGGATTTGTAGACATATTATTTTATTCTTTCTTCAATGTTTAAATTAGATTTAGATACCATAAATGTCGAACATACAATACTCCAATTTCTATCACTATTCTGACCAGGTAAACCACCCACAAATTGAATTTCATTTGTATTATCTATCTCATAATAAGAATTGTCAAAATATATAACATCACCAATTTCAGGATATGTATTTCTTTCTTCACATAATAATCTATCAAATTTGAAAGTTATATTTTGTGTATTATCAGGACCAAATCCTTCGTATTGAACATTTTCGGGTTCTTTATCTATTAGAACAAATAATTCAACACCAGGATACCAAGTTTTGTTTGTAGATTCACCATAGATATTTACTTTGGTTTCATTTAAATTTACTTTAAATAATACGCAAGTATTTTCAATTATGGTATCTACCAATTCTCTTGCAAAACTTCTGAAGAGTTGCAAGTCTCTATCTAACATAAACTTTGGCATATTATCCTACATATATTTTAAGTGGAACTTTTCTTAACATCTCTTGTTGGTGAGTCGATTCTTGTGCTTTATTTTCCATCACTTTTATTCTACTCATCTCTTCCAAATTCTCTCTCAATTGTGTAACAAGTGCATCCTTTTCAACTTGTGCTTCTGCTCTCAGTGCACCACCATCCAAACTCACTTCACCATCCGGAATTGGAATTGAATTATATTTTTCTCTAATTGCACCTAATAATTCTTTAGCAAGTGCAAGTGTATATTTTCTAATCCATTGTTTACCCACTTCATTTATATTTGAATATTGAATAAAATCATATGGAATATCAGAATAGTCAGAAAGTGAATCGGCTTGAATAGTTTGTGAATCATGTTCAAATTCATCTCTACTGATATATTCAAAATATACTTTCTTAACCGTGTCGTCTGTTGGGACAGGAAATATTTCTAATTTATTATCTACAATATTAAAACTATGTGCAGACTTTCTAATGTGGTCATTAAATTCAATTTGTTGCATTCTCAATACATCTTCATATAAAGGCATCATTAAGAATTGTGCTGCTGGTGAGTAGTTACCAAATCCCAATTCACTAATTAAGTTTAAAGTTCCCTGTGCACCAACTGAATATGGGTCAAAGAATCTTGTAATTGCAGGAATTGCTTCATGATATACTCTTGTTACATCTATTGTAGAACTACCACTAAATATTTGTGAGAAGTTTCTACCACTTTCAACATCAACTGCTCCGGACATTAAATTATATATTTGAACCGATGAAGTCAAATTAACATATCCTTTTTTAATTGCAGTATTGCCACCCACACCTGCCAATGTACCATATTGTTGAGACATACGAACCGTTGTTGGTAAGAATGAACCATCTACAAGTGTTTGTGAATAGTTTGCAACTTTACCTTTTGGTTGTCCTCTAAGAATATCTAAATTGTTTCTAAGATTAAATTGATTAACTTGTGCTGAATATTCCGAAACGGATTCTTCAAAACATGCCCAAATTTGTTGATTGTCTAATTCAATATTTACAATAGGATAACCCAATCTTCTAGCTACCCAAGTTGCTGTTTTTGGTGCATCCAATCTAAACTCAGTATCTCCATCGTATATCCCAAATGGAGTAGATGAACCTGAGATAAATGAACCTGATGTTGAACCCGTCCAATATGTGTTTACAGACATTACTTAAAATTTATAGTTTTACTACTATAAATATGGATTATATAAATAAAAAAAGGGAAAGTATTTCTACTCTCCCTTTTAATAAATGAATTTTATTCTATATTAGAAAACTATACATAAATTATCGCCAGTTCTATAAATATCACCTGCTACCAATCCAGCACTTTGAGCGGCTGCTTTATTAGCGTATGTTGGTATGTTTGCCATATTTAAACGATTTGAACCATTACCACCAATTGTTGGCATTGATGAACCACTACCGAATTGAATATATCCTTTTGTTCCATCTTGTACACCTTTTACTTGCATTACATTTGATACATTGATATCACCAATGAATACATCATCACCAACTTTAAAGTTATCAGCAGTTCCGTTTGCAGTTGCTTGAACCGTACTGAATACACCGATACCACTACCATTGAATGCACTTGCTACTGATGCACTTACTGCTGCTAAGGCAGCGTCTGTTGCTAAACCTGCACCATCTAATGTTGTTTTTAAATCATTTACTGATATATAACCAATCATACCATCTTCTTGTCTAGCCAATATTTGGTCGGTGGTTTCTACTGTATATTGTGGTAAATCTTCCGATGTTCTTTGAACATGGTAACGTTTTTCTGGATATGCCATTTTTAATTTATTTTTAATTGTTCTTATATAAATATAAAACAAAAAAGGGAAAGTATTTCTACTCTCCCTT